TTACTGCTTTGGGCATCCTTGACATGCCAGGCCAGGTGATCAGTGATGGCATGGTGCTGACCACTGACTACACACTGACCGCAAAGGCGTCTGACTTCGGCAGCCTGATCCGCAACGATGCAATCACGGTTGACGCTGTGGCCTACACGGTGCGGGAGGCGATGCTGCTGGATGATGGCAAAATCGTTCAGATCGCTTTGCAGAAGACATGAGCACGATCTACGGCGGCAATGCTGACCGACCGCAAAACATCTTTACATTTGAAACAATCAGTGATGCCGTTGGTGCAACGTCAGCGATTGAATGCGATGGCATCACAATCACAACCTTCGAGAAAATTGTTGGCGGGCTGGTCAGCTACTCGGTTCAAGGATCACTGAATGGCACCGACTGGGCAAACCTTGAAGAAAGCAAAACCAAAGAAGCAGGCAATCACTTGCATACATTTCATGGCTTCGCAATTCGATACCTTCGCCTAAACGTGACAGCCATTCAAAATGGCCGTAGCATCCAGATGTCCGTCTGCTGCGATTCATGACCACCAAACGCGAGACCATCCTTGCCGCAGTCCGCACCGCACTGACGGGCACCACAGGTGTCAGCACGCGGATCTACCGCAGCCGGGTGGAACCGATCAGCCGCGGCGAGAGCCCCGCAATTGTGGTCGAGCCGGTCAGTGATTCAGCGGATCAGAACACCTCGCTGCCGACCCTGGACTGGAGCCTGACGGTGCGGGTGGCGATCATCGTGCGCGGTGCCATCCCAGATCAGGTGGCGGATCCGATCATCGAAAGCGCGCACGCGAAGATCATGGCCGACCTGACCCTCGGCGGCTATGCCATCGACGTGCAGCCGATCAACGTGAGCTTTGACCTGCAGGAAGCAGACCAGCCAGCTGGTGTGATCATGATGGACTACCTAGTGCGGTACCGTACGAAGGTGGCGGATTTGACCAGTTAGACTGGCTACGATGCACCGGATCCTGCACCCCGAGAATTGAGGACCTGATCGATGACTCTGCTAACCCGCAAAAGCCTCATCCTCGCGAAATCTGAAAGCACCTACGGCACCGACATCTCGCCTGCCGGTACTGATGCGGTTCTGGTGCGTTCGCTTGAGGTGACTCCGATCGAGGCGGACACGGTTAGCCGTGAGTTGATCAGGCCCTATCTTGGCGGCAGCGAGCAACTCCTGGCGAATGCCCACGTTGGCGTCACGTTTGAGGTTGAGCTTGTTGGCTCTGGCACCGCAGCAACCGCACCACGCTTCAGCAGCCTGCTGAAGGCTTGCGGCATGGCCGAGACCATCACGGCAGCAGCCGTCACCGGCACCGCCCAAGCAGGGTCAGCTGGAAGCATCACGCTGGCATCTGGCGCAAGCGCAACCGATGGCGCTTATGTCGGGATGATTGTCTCAATCACCAGCGGCACGGGCTCCGGCAGCAGTGGCGTGATCAGCGCTTACAACGGCACCACCAAGGTGGCCACCGTGAAAGCGATCACCGCAGCATTTACGCCGGGTGTGTCAAGTGTCTACAGCATCGCCGCTAATGTAGGCTACCGGCCTGTTAGCTCCAGCTTCAGCAGCGCAACTATCTACTACAACAACGACGGCATACTGCACAAGATCACAGGCGCTCGCGGTACGTTTGCCATCAATGCAACCGTTGGTGAGATCCCGGTGATTGAGTTCACGATGGTCGGCATTTACAACGCACCAACCGACACCGCTGCACCAACCGCTACCTACAGCAACCAGGCATCGCCTTTGATCTTCAAGGCTGAGAATACATCAGCCTTTACAGTCTTTGGGTACGCTGGGTGCTTGATGGAGTTCAGCTTTGACATTGCAAACGAGACCGTTTACAGGGAGCTGGTTGGCTGCACCAAGGAAGTGATCATCACCACCCGCGCCGCCGAAGGTGAGATGAAGATCGAGGCGCCAACGATTGCGCAGTATGATTTCTTCAGCGCAGCATTGGCATCGACGACTGGAGCGGTCACTCTGGTGCACGGCACCACCGCCGGCAACCGGGTCACAGTGGTGCTACCTACTATCTCATTGGCGAATCCTGCCTATGAAGATGAGGACGGCATTCAAATGCTAGGCTTGCCTTACGTTGCTGTTCCTACCACGATCGGCAATGATGAAATCTCTCTCACCTTCGCCTGATCATCGTGGCTTTTGTCCTTAAGCAATCCAGCAGCTACGTCTGGCCTGTTACCGTCAAGCTGCCGATCAATGGCGGTAAGTTTGAAAAGCAAACATTCGACGCTGAGTTTAAGCGGCTGCCACAAACAAGGATCAACAAGCTGCAAGTTGAAGTGCAGGCACGCATCAAATCATCCGAACGTAATGAAACAGCAGATGACAGCATCAGCGATCAAAGCATTGCTGAGGAGCTTCTGATCGGCTGGTCTGGTGTGCATGATGAAGATGGCGATGAGGTGCCATTTACTGAATCAATGAAGCAGCAACTGCTTGACATCCCGACGATGGCGACGGCAATCATTGTTGCCTACTTTGATAGCTTGACTGGGGTGAAAACAAAAAACTTCTAGACGCCGCACGATACTGGATGCGTGGCGGCGTGATTGATAACACAGCCAAGGATGCTGCGGTGTTTGGCCTTGAGATCCCTAAGCCACCAGAGCCCGATCGCTTTGAGGTTGAACCCGAGGCATGGCCAGCGGTGGTGGCGTTCCTGCGCTGCCAGACCCAATGGCGCAGCGGCAGCAATGGATTGATCGGGCTCGACTACGCCGCGCTTGACTGGACGTTTAGACTACACGCAGTTGCAGATCCAGCAGCCATGCTAGCCGACATCCAAATCATTGAAGCCGAGATCTTAGCGGCTGTTCACGAAAAGGGAGGCTAGCCCATGGCGCTTGATATGACTGCAGCGGTCAGAATTAACGCTTTTGTTGATGGAATCGGGCAAATTGAAGGTCTTGAGAAGAGTCTAAATCGCGTTGACAAAGGAGCTACTGGTCTAAGCGGCGCATTTCAACGACTGACCAATGCCGGCAAAACTGTTGGCGGTGTGCTCGCTTCAATCGGTCTTGGTGCTCTTGCTGGTACCATGGCAACGGCTGGCATCGAGGCAGATAGAACTCAGAAACGAATTGCAAATCTTGCCGGACCATTGAAAGAAACTCAATCGTTGATGGATTTTGCATCAGATGCCGCAAAGAAGTATGGCATTGGCCAGACGCAAGCAGCTAATGCAGTTGCGGATTTATATGGTCGGCTCAGGCCGACTGGTGTATCACTTGAAAAAATCAAAACAGCTTTTACTGGCGTAAATAATGCTGCCTCTGCCATGGGCTTAACCGCCGATCAGACTGATAATGTGATGCTGCAATTAAGCCAGGCATTGGGTTCTGGTAAGTTGCAGGGTGATGAGTTTCGAAGTGTAATGGAGCAGTTGCCTTCTATTGGGCAAGCTGTTGCAAGTGTTCTTAACACTGACGTGGCGGGTTTGAAGGCATTGGCGTCTGATGGCAAGATTACATCTGATGTATTACTTCAAGCTTTAGCAAAATTGTCACAGCAAAAACCGCCGCCGCCTGACGCTTACAAGCAATTTCAAGCTGCATTAGCAGATTTGCAAACTTTAATCGGAACCAAGTTATTGCCAGCTCTTACACCTTTAGTTCAGTTTGCATCGCAGTTGTTGAACGCTTTTTCGTCACTGCCTGGGCCATTACAAACTGTTATTGTTGCAGTTGGCGCATTAGCTGCTGCTTTTGTAATTTTAGCACCAGCCATAGCGGCGATCGTGACTATTGCGCCTGCTCTGGCAGGGTTGGCCGCAGCCTTTGCAGCCCTTGGCCCAATTGTGGCAGGATTAGGCACGGTGCTAGCTGTTGTGTTCACAGGCCCGGTCGGCATTGCTGCTTTGGTGATCGCTGCTGGCATTGCCATCTATGCGTTCCGCGATCAGATTGGCGCTGCTTTTGTCGCGATTGGCGAATCTTTCAAGCAACTGCCTGCGGGCTTCAAGTCATTCTTCATTGATCCGCTGATTGAAGGTTTTAGGATATTGATGGAAATGATGAACACAACTTTTATTCAACCGTTGCAGGCTGCATTTACAGCAACCGTTGAGTTTGTGAAAACTAATTTCGTCCAACCAATACAAACAGCATTTACTACGCTAGTTGAATCTATTAGAACTATTTTTAGCAGTGTCGTCAACATCATCACTGCGCCATTCAGGGCAGCATTTGAAACGGTGCGCGGCATTGTTAATCAGATTCTGAATAGTATTGGCAGCGCTATTAGGAGCGTAGTTAGTGCAATCAATGGCGTCATCCGTGGCGCCAACCAAGCATTAGCAAGAGTGAAGCTGCCCCAAATCCCACTCCTACCCGCACCTAACATCCCCCAATTCGCCGAAGGTGGCGTGGTATCAGGCCCCACGCTTGCGATGGTGGGCGAAGGCGGTGAGCCCGAGTACATCGTGCCGCAATCCAAGGCGACGAAGTTTGCTAACAACTGGCTCTCAGGTGTGCGCGGTGCAGCCGCTATCCCGAAGTTTGCCGAAGGTGGTATGGTAGTGCCAGGCAACGCTCAGGTAAGCATCCAGACCGGGCCTGTGACGCAGATGGATGGTACCAACTTTGTGACCACCCAGGACCTGAGCAGCGCCGTTGCAGCAGGCGTCAATCAGACCCTAAGCCTATTGCGCAATGACATGAACACAAGGCGCACGCTGGGGTTAGCATGAACAACTATGACATCATGTGCTTTCTGGAATATTACGCAGACCGCACTATCGTACGCGATCCGATAACAGGCAAGCGATCTCCAACAGCAAGATGGCAAAACTTCTACCAAAGCCCTCAGGCTTTAAGCATTGATGCTGACATTACTGGCGCCTATCCATACCTAGCATTCAGTGCCAATGGGTTTGGCTCAGCAACTGCTGCATCAATAAACAATTTTCAAGTTGATGCCGCAGCCGTTGCTTACATGGTTGACATCACCGAAGAAGCAGTAGGCGGCACATCATTGATCATTGCGTCGCTTGTCATCCAAGACGTAGGGCAAGATGCAATTGATCCGGCCAGCGCAGAAGTAATCAGCCGATACATTGGCAGCGTTGAATCTGCATCAATTACGGACACAGCTGTAGGCTGGACTGTCAACCCAGCAATTGATAAGCAGAAGGGGCAAGTGCCAAGCCGTAAGATTGCATCTAACCTTATCGGGAGGTTTATAGGACAATGAGTAAACCAGCAGTTGATGCAGCATATGTAGCTAAACTTCTAGCAAATGAAAAAAGAGTAGGATCCACTCTTTTAAGGACAAACGTCAATGGAGTTAGTTACAGCCGTTCCGAGCTGATTGCAGCAGCACAAGTAAAAACAGCACCCGCCCGTGCTGCAAAAAAACTTGATGATTCACTACTGACTGGTAAAAAACCATCCGCTGATATTGACAAAAGGCAGCAGCTTGCAACACCAGGCGAAACAATCCCGATCGTATTTGGCAAGCGCGAAGATGACATCGGCGGCGTATGGGTGCAGCCGTCACTAGTGAAAGCTGGCACTAGGCTTTATGTAGGCAGCTTTCTCTATGCAATCAGTCAAGGAGAAATTGTCAGCTCTCCTGTAAAATACCGCACCTTGGTGGGGCCGCAATCACTTGCATATATTGCCGATCAAACAATCACATTGCAGCATGACTATGCAACCGCTGCTGATCTTGCAGCCGCACCAGATACCTGCCCAATTGGTGGAGGGACTCTATTCTGTGGTGTTGAAACATATTCATATTTAGCGCAGCTAAACAAGGCGACTGCTGGCGGTGTTTATACCTTTTCTTATGATCCATATAGCTACAGTACGCAACGAAACATTACAAGAGGGTTAGGTGACACAAGCAATACTGTATTATTGTTTACTGCTAATGATGTTCAAGCCTTTAATTCAGATGACGGCACTGATATTACAGCGGCATATTGGGCCTATCGCGGTTGGATTTCTTCAACACCATTGGTAGCAAATCGAAATCCAGCAACTGGCGGCGGTTATACGGTTGGGGCAGTTGAAGAATTAGGCACCTTAACCCCAGAAGCTCCTGGGTTCCTAGGCATACCGGCAGGCGGCAGGTTGATTGTACAAGCTACGATTGCATCAATCAGTACTCAATTCAACCCAGCATTACCTGCTAGCACTGGCACGTTATACGGCGTCCAGGGAGAGGTTATTGAAAGTCCCTATGAGTTCATAGCAGGCACTTATTCGCAATCTGGAACAACGGTAACAGTTACAGCTACAGCACACGGGCTAATTGCAACTAATACTGTTTACGTTGAAATTATAAGCGGCAATGGCGTTGAAGGCACCTACACCGTTGCAACCGTACCCAATGCTAATACCTTTACCTATACTGCTGGCACGTCACTTACTACTAGCGGCAACCTTTACCTGCCGCTGACACCAGGCGCCGATAACTCGGCATACGCAGACATCACATTTCTGCGGGTTGAAGGCAACATCTACGACCCACCGTCTGAGGGATCATACCCTACTACAACAAAGCAGCTTTACATCTATTACGAAGAAGGCGTTAAGGTTGATCTTTACAGCGGTGGTTTGGTCAGCAGTGTTTACGCACGCGGCGCCAGCAATCAATTGGTTGACCTGGCAATGTACTTGTTTACAATATACAAGCGCGCTGATGGCGCCAGCACTAGCGACATTGCATCACCAATCTACACTGGCAACTTAACCAGCATTGCGGCCTTTGCCGATGCATATAAGTTATATTATAACGGTGTGCTTGAAAACGCGGTAAACATTATTGAACTTTTATCTAGCCTTGCACCATATTTCTTCCTTTCGTTCTTGTCAGTTGGTGGACAGTATCGCTTTGAGCCAGTGCTGCCACTAGATGGCGATCAATTTGATGAAACAGCATTGACGCCAGCGGCAATCTTTACTGAAGATGAAATACTGACAGGTAGCTTTAGCAAATCATTTTATCCTATTTCAGATCGCCAAGATTTTATTGCTGTGATGCTTTACCGCGAAGCAAACCCCAGCAACATTGGCATTCAGCGCACTGTTCAAGTGTCTTATGACACCACTGCGCTAGATGCACCGGTTGAGCAATTTGATATGACTGATTTCTGTACGTATGAATTTCATGCTACTGCATACGCAGGATATGAGTTAGCAAAGCGCAAGCTTTCAACGCATTCAATCAGCTTTCAAACTGCATTGATTGTTACTGGCCTCAAGCCAACTGACATTATTAAGATTGACCGCCAACGCATCACATCAACTGGCGACAACCGCGCCGAGGTTGAATGGTATCAGATCACAAGCATCAGCTACAATGCAGAAGGAAGCAGTACAATTCAGGCTGAACACTTCCCCGTTACTGCTGGCGATGTTTCTGCAATCACCTACTCATTAGTCAACGATTCTTTCCGCATAGTCTGATGGCCAACTTCCCCTCTATCGAGCCAGCATCAAGGGCGTTAACCTTTGGCGACTATCCGCAATTAACATATGAAAGCATTAGCGGTGGTGATGTTAGATTCCTGCAAGGTACTAAGCGCATCACGCAGGTATTATCGCTTGGCTATCAATACTTAAGCGAAGCAAACGCACAGCTGGTCCTGGATCATTACGCAGGGCAGGAGGGTACATTGATCGCATTTGATCTGCCCGCCATCATATGGCTGGGCTATACTACGCCACCGGTTAGCTCGGTTGATTATCAATGGCGATATGCTGGCCCGTTCGATGTTGCAATCGCAGCGCCCATCCAATACAGCTTTACAATTGAACTGATAGCAGTTCCAATCCCATGACCTTTCCTTCCCTGGTGCCATCAGTAAGAACCTACAGCCCGGGTAATGTGCCAAGCACTTCTCAGGTGTCATTGTCCGGCATGACAACAGGGTTCAGGCGTGGCAATCGACGCATCGCGCAAAGCCTTGGCTTGTCTTTCCAGCGGTTGATTGAAGCAGAGATAGGATTGATCACAACCCACTACATCGACCGTCAAGGCAGCTTTGATGTATTCTTCCTGCCTGCTGAGACATGGACCGGTTACACCACACCGCCGGTTCCATTGCTAAGCGATATTGCATGGCGCTATGTCAGCCCGCCTGCGATCACTGATAGCTCCTGCGGCAGGTGGAATGTTGAGCTTGAGCTGCAATCAATCCCGATCAATACGGGTGACCTAGTATTTGACGCAAAGCAAGCAGCGGCAACACCAGTTAGGATGTATGTAATCGATGCTGGCGCAGCAGCGGCATCGCCTGCGCGTGACTACATCCTCAGCCCCTCAGGAGCATCATGAGCATCAACCTATCGGCATTGATGAAGCAGCGGTACGACACCGCTGCAAACTGGACAGCTCAGAACACAACGCTGCTGGCGGGTGAGATCGGCATTGAGTCCGACACGAAGAAATGGAAGGTCGGCACCGGGTCCACCGCCTGGACCAGCCTGGTGTACGCGATCGGCGGCACCTATCCGATCGTCAATGCAGACGTGGCAGCGGCGGCGGCGATCGCCTACAGCAAGCTGGCCACGCTAATCAGCGGGAACATCGTGCTCGGCAGCGCTGCTAACGTAGCGACCAGCACGGCAGTCACAGGTGATGTAACGATAAGCAGCACGGGTGTGACTGCGATTGCTGCTGGTGTGATCGTCAATGCAGACATCAACGCATCTGCTGCCATTGTTGACACCAAGCTGGCCACCATCGCAACCGCTGGCAAGGTCAGCAACAGCGCCACCACAGCCGCCAGCGCCAACACGCCAAGCGCGATCGTGGCGCGTGATCCAAGCAATAACTTCACCGCAGGCACCATCACCGCAGCACTGACTGGAGCGGCATCCAGCAACGTGCTGAAGGCTGGTGACACCATGACCGGCGTCCTAGCCGTCACAGCAGGCACCGCAGCGTTGCCGGGCATTGCCGTATCAGGCGACCTCAACACCGGCATCTATTCCCCAGGCACAGACCAACTAGCCATTAGCACTGGCGGCACGGGGCGGTTGTTTGTTACCAACAATGGAGTAGGAACTGGCGCGGCACCACAAAGTGGGTACGGCGGTATTCAAGTACGAAATAGCTTTATTTATATAAATGAAGACGGCGCGGACACTGTGCAGATGTATCTGCGCACGCAATCGTCAGAACCAGCTATTCAAGTTGCTACAAACCATCCGTTTAAAATTCAAACAAACAATGCTGAGCGAATGCGCCTCCGCGCCGATGGTACGTTTGAAATTAAGGGTGCTGGCACTGCCGGTGTATCACCAGCAGTTAGCGTTAACCCAAGCGCACCGGCTAACAGTGCCGTTATGGACTCACTGGGGCGATTAGGTCTGGGGACTAGTGGGCCTGGAGCATTGCTGAATCTATCTGCCACGTTTGGAACAACGTTAACAACAGGACTTCGGATTGATGGATTAGGTTCTACAACAAACAACGTTTCGCCCATTGCTTTTTACAATCAATCTTCAGACTGGGGCACACAACATGCAGCAAATATTGCTTGCGGAAATTTAAGCGGAACTGGTGGTGGCGGATATTTGCGTTTTAGTACGTCGCCAGATGGTAATACAGCACCATCAGAAAAACTTCGCATAACAGCGGCTGGGCTTGTAGGGATTGGCACTACTGACGTGCGCCAGAAGCTAACATTTGGCACAACAACTGCAAGCTTAACAGCCACTCCTGAATGTATTGATCTAGGCGCCACCTACAGCAACAGTGCTGGCGCGAATATGAAAATACTTACTTACAATGATGGAGCTACTAAGCATGGTATTGGTGTTTCAGCGGCGTCATCTGATTACTTAACAGCTCCTAGTGGCGCCCATGTATTTTATAGAGGAACAACAGAAGTTGCTCGTTTTGACAGCAGCTCAAGGCTTTTAGTTGGCACGACTGTCGTAAATCCACACGCATCAGGCACATACGGCATTGAACTTAATCCTACAGATGGATTAAAGATTGGCTCTAATAATATTCACGCATTAATCGCTGCGCGATGGAATGGGAATGGTGAAGCTATCAGGTTGCAAAGAGACAATACAACAGTTGGGACTATTTCTGTCACTACTACTGCCACTACTTACAACACGTCTTCCGATTACCGACTGAAAGAAAACGTAACTCCAGTCCACAATGGCATCACCCGCCTGCTGCAACTGAAACCCAGCCGTTTCAACTTTATTGCCGATCCTAATCACACAGTTGATGGCTTTCTCGCCCACGAAGCGCAAGCCGTCGTCCCTGAATGTGTCACTGGCGAGAAGGATGCCGTTGATGATGACGGCAACCCCGTCTATCAAGGCATCGACCAATCCAAGCTGGTGCCCCTGCTGACCGCTGCGCTGCAGGAAGCTATCGCCAAGATTGAATCCTTGGAGACACGGCTATCTGCCCTGGAAGCAGCGTAGTCAACGCCACTACCCACCACCACCACACCACCATGACCACCACATTTTCCTGGGCCATCGCCTCCTGCGAGCGCACCACGAAAGACGGCATCGTCTACACCGTGCACTGGACCCTCTCCGCCAACGACGGCACCTACGCCAGCTCTGCCTACGGCTCCATCGGCCTGGAGCAGCCTGAAGGCGACGTCATCCCCTACGCTGACCTGACACCTGAGCTGGTGATCGGCTGGGTGCAGGACAAGCTGGACGTGCCCGCGATCGAGGCCGCACTCCAGGCGCAACTGGATGAACAGGCCGCTCCTACCAAGGCGGCTGGGGTGCCGTGGGCCTAGAGCAGCTAAACTGAGCTGACGCTACTGCTGGCCATGATCGAAGTCATTGCCGCACTGGTCGGCTCAGCTTTCACTGCTCTGGTCATGGCCACAGGTGGCGCCATCCG